GAGCTCAACAATCAATCGCTCTTCTTCCGTCAATTCGAATTTCACTTGAATCACTTTCGTTTGGCGCTCAACCGGCAGCATCAAAGGTCTTAGGTTTGCGCCTGGCGGTCGCGTTTCAGCTTCTAGCTTGTCTTTCGCCGCGACCGTTACCCGAGCGATCTTCTTCGCCTTAGTGTGTCTTTTCAGAAGATCCTCCACATTCACAATGCCCTTTATCGTCTCAAGCGTGACGACGGAAGCCGCCGCACAACCTTCAAACGCCGAACACATCTTGCAAATATCAGAGTCGTGGCTAAATACGCTGGCGGCAGCAAAACACGCCGGCGCATCGAACGGAGCATCAATCATTTTTTAACCTCTCGGCAGCAGAAAGAACTTCCAACTTTGCCGCTCTCAAAATTGAAGACGACAGTTCGGTGGTGCGCTCCAAAACGGAACAAACGAACGCCACGTTGAGCGAGCCACGCGAACGTTTTTCAACGCCATTGCTTCTTGCAAACTCGGCGTGAGCGACCTGTGCGGCAAACTCCCGCTCGATAAAGTCAGGTGGATCGATCGCCATCTCGACAATCATTTCAGCTACAGGCGACAGCGCATCGAGAATCCCCAAGCGCACATTTTTCGCCTCATAGTGCTGCGCCGGCGTCGGCTCGTTTCCGGCGATGGTTTCTTCGACAGACATCTCACCGTCTTCTTGCCATGAGGACATTTCCTCAACCGAGCGAATGCGAAGTTCCAAGCGCTCAATCTCATGCGCTTCGGCGATACGGTTCACCTTGTTGAAGGCGGATCGAACAAAGTACGTGGAAAAAGCGCCTTTGCTTTCATCAAAAAGATCATAGGACTTGATGAAAGTGACGGCCAACTCCTGAACCAGATCGTCGTAATCCGTTATCGCGCCAATCGCTTGAAGTCTTCGGAAGCCCTTTCGGGCAACCGAGTGAATCAGCCCAACGTTATCCGCGTAGTAGCGGTCTAAGCCCTGTCGCTCCATTATTTGCCCTCCAAACATAAGTCTGCGACGGCTTTCGCCTCACAATAAGCACGTCTTGAGGCTGACATTTTTGCCCTCGACTCTTCCGAAGGCGACTTGCCAATAAGCGCAGCCGTCAGCTTTGCCTGATGTTCTTCAGACCTGTTGCTTGCCAAGCTTGACATCAGCGCCTTGAACTCGGCAGATCGCTCTTTTCCTTTATTTTTCAAAGCGGCGGTAATGCGACCGGCGACTTCCGCTTCTGAGTTTTTCTCTCTCGCCCTTTGAGCGTCCGACAGCTTTCGGCGATGTTCTTCAGATAAAGGCTTGCCTGAGTTGGCCGCAGCAATCTTCTTCCGAGTCTCTTCGGAAACTTCACGACCGGTCGCGGCAGCGGCGAGCTTTTCTCTCGTTTCGTCCGAAACGCGAAATCCACTTTCTTTTTTCATGCGCTCGCGTTCAGCCGCCGCGTCACGCAACCGCTGTCTGGTTTCTTCCGAGATTGGCTTGCGTTTTTTGTGTGACTCCCGCATTTTCGCCAGCGACTCTTCAGAGTGATGTTTTCCTTTGTTTGGAGAATCTGCGAAGCTCGCCACGTTGTATCCAGAAATCGCAGCACCGAACCTATCAATGACCTTTTGTTCCAGATCCATCAACTTCTCGACCGGACACCTGATAACAACAGTCATTTCGAATGCCCCTTCTCCAAACTTATCCCAAGCCTCTTGCAGCTTGTAGGAGTGATGGGCGCCTCTACGAAGTTGCGTTAGGTGTTTTTTGAAGCGTCTCTCCAAGTTTTCCGCACTCCCAACGTAACGTCGTTGAGAGGCGATATGCGTGATGCAGTAAATTCCAGAATCTTTAAGGCTCATGTTGGCTCCAAGTGATTTGCGCTGTGCTAGATTATAGCATAAGTCACTACTGACTAGCCAAAGACCCTTTGAGCCAAGCCGTCGACAATTTCGCGGTCCACCTTCGAAAGCTTGTTGATGAATGACAGCACGATGCCCTGACGGAAACTGCCACGCTTGACGCCGATCTTTGCGGCGAAGATAAGGGTTCGCGGCGAAATCACATCACTGATCTTTGCACCGTCATACGCCTCGCGAACCAGCCCGGCGAAATCGACCATCTTGTCCGCATCTTCTTTGACCAAACCGACACGGTTCACGAGGATCTGAGACTCTGCCGCTTTCTTCATATACTGCTTGTGAATCACGACGCCAAAACGGTCGAAGTTTGCGGCATTCTGAATTGACGTTCCCTGATACAGACCCGTCTCATCGCCACTGCCGTTCGTGTTCCCCGTTCCACAAAAGCGAAAGTTTGGAGACGGTTTGATGATGCGATTAGCGGCGTCAGCCTCTTTAATCACCAGTGACTTACCCTCCAATACCGCTTGATAGACGGACAGAACGCTCGGCAGTGAAAAATCGTATTCGTCGGCGCAGTACATCCAGCCGTTAATCATCGCTAACGGAAGTGGGCCAAGCTCGAATACGGTCTGACCATCACGAACAGTCCACTGACCAACGATATGGCTCTCTTCAGTGTTGACCGTATGTTGAACCCGCATGTAGGGGCGACCGGTACGAGCGGCGATCTGCTCCAACAACTCAGACTTGCCCGAACCCTTGTGGCCCCAAACGTAACAGGGGATGTTCAACTCCAGCGCCAGAATGACGTTCTTGAGTTCATCGATGTCATAAACGTAATCATTGGACAGGGTCGGCACCATGTCGGGCATGGCGGGATTTGCTACGACAGAGATTGGAATCGCCTCACCCTTAGCGGACTTGGCTGCTTTGCCGTTGCCAAGATTGAAGACTTCATGAAACGCCTTCTTGACGACCGCATCCTGGGGGATGACGCTAGAAGTGGAAATCTCATCTTTCGTACCGGACATTTCGATCTTCTGACTTGACTCGGCTTCTTTTGCAGCGCGACGCTCGGCAAGCTTTTGCAACGCCATGTCAGACATCAAAGGCACATCTTCGCCGAACTGTCGAATGTAGCCTTCGATTGTCTCTTCTGGATGGTTGCTCTTCAGGTGTACCTGAATGGAGTGAACCATTGCGCCACAAAGCTTACAGGTGATTTTGTCGCTCATTTGAATCTCCTTGATGATCAATGCAGCACACTTGCTGCGACAGAACAGATATTACAGATGTCAGTCAGGAATGAGTAGTCACTTATGACTTATTTTTATACCGCCTTAACCGACCAGCAGATGACGCAATTCCTTGATTACTCTGTTCGGCAGCTCACTCACGTTATTGATGACGATATTCTTTGGATAGAACCTCTGAACGGCGGACGATTCGATTCCGATACCGACAACATTGACTCCAGCCTTCGTGATGTCCTTCACTACCTTCACCAAATGCGGCGACAACGAACCGCCATCGCCGGCGGCGTTAGGTGAACCATCAGACAGAACGATCATGACTTTGCCGCTCTCGCGACGAGCCAAAAGACGACGCGCCGCAATCTCAATACACTCGCCATCAACGTTGTTCCGCAGAATGTTTGAGTGGGGAAGCCAACCAAACCGAGAGCGGACTTCCGTTTTCAACCTTTCGCTGTAGCCTTTCAGAATCGGCATATACAAACTCTCCACTCTGGAAAACTGACGACCGATCTTCTTGGATTCAGCAGCAAGCTCCGAATCGCCGGCGGCTGACGGGCCTGTCGTAAAACAAATAACCTCATGTGCGATGCCGATACGCTCAAGCACTTGAGAAAGTGCATACGCAGCCTGCGTAGCCAGATGAATTTTCGAACCTTGCATCGAACCGCTGGCGTCAATCACCAACTCGACCGCCACATCTTTGCTGGTGGATTCGTGACGCTTGCGAAACACTCGCGCATCGCCAACGGCAAGTCGAGACAAGTTGGCCGGATGCAACCGACCAGACTTTCGGCCAGATTCCCATGACGACAACGAACGAGCGGCGATGGCTCGCTCAAGGTCTTTCTGCAATGGGCCAACCATGTGATCAACGGCGCTGGAAAGACTTACCGCCATCTCCGGATCGTAAGCTCGCCCAACGTGCAAGCTTTCAACCTTGTCGCCTTCTTTCGTAAAAACCAGATACTTCGAATTCTTTGCCGCCTCTGTAGCGCCGTCACTAATGATGGTGCTGATGGATTCGTCATACCCGTTCGCCGTTTCTTTGTCGATTTCGTCCATCATCGCCGACGAAATGCCCGTTTTCGATTCCGAATCTTCAGGATCAGATTCTTCAAGTTCAGAGCCGCCCGGCGAGTCACCTTCGCCTTCGCCTTCACCTTCCTCTTCGCCTTCACCTTCCTCTTCGCCTTCTTCGTCTTCCTCTTCGGCCTTCTCTTTCTCTTCGCCTTCGCCTTCATCTTCATCTTCGCCGCCCTTCTCTTCTTTCTCTTCTTTCTCTTCCTCTTCTTTCTCTTCCTCTTCTTTCTCTTCGGCTTTCTCCGAAGCTGGCTTGGACTTGGGTGCTTTTTTCGCTCTCGTGGACGGAGAGTCGCCTTCTTCACCTTCGTCCGGTGTCTCTTTTGAGCGAAGACGCTTATTCACTTCGAGTGCCAAGTCCAGACAAGCTTGAGTCGATGCGGCGGCTTCCATCTTCGGTGCCAGGTCAGCAATCTTGTCCGTCACCGGTTTCATCAGACTGGCCTTATCCCGCATGAACTCTTGAAAAATCGTCTGGCCCGACATTGCGCGGATTAGCGGAACCATCAGCAACGCAACAACCCTGTTGGTGTCGCTGCCCGCCTCTTTAATTTTGGGAATGACGTAATTATCAAGAAAGAATTTTCCGGTTGACGACAAGTTGCTGCCGCTGCCCGCGAAGCGATGAGCCATGCGCTTTTCGATTCTGGCGTCTTCCAGAATGTTCAGCATTTGCTGAGCGCCAGCTTTCGCTGCGACTTGAATCAGCGTGAAATCGCTGAACAGGATATGCGCAACTTCGTGGTCCAAAAAACCCTGAATCGCGACACAGAGTTCGTCTGTGGCGTTGTCGGGCAAGTAAGGCAGGTTGACTTGTATGGGCTTACCAACGGCATCGCACTTGACGTAGGCGCTGATTCCGCGCTGCGTCACATCAATTTCTTTACCGGCAAGCATCTGCGTGATGGTTACAACCGCCTCACGCAACAGAAATACACGTTCGTTCATTTAGCTCTCCTTGTAAGTCACAATTGACTGATGAGCTATCATAAAAAAAAGAATCAGGAAGCGCAACGACTTAATCACACCGCCTGACGTACTCAACTACGAAACGACAACGCTTTTGCCAATAGTTGACGAAAACAGTACAATGCTTCCGAGAACGGGATGCAGCAAATCATAAACAAGCGAGTGCCCCAAATCCAAGCGACCCCCAACGACAGACTTTTCGAGTATGTCAGCGCCCTCCTCAAAGGTGACTGACTTAGAAGACAAACCAGCGGACATTTACTTTCTCCTTGTAGTAAATAAAACGATGAACGTCAAGAAACCACTACAAGTATAGTCACCTTTGACTTACCGACGATAGGGTTTTTTTTTGTCGATCCAAATAATACTTC